ATTGGGGATGCAGACCTCATATCCCAGCCAGGTCTCATCGCCCAACTATTCCCAAACCTCGTCAGCTCCTTCCTTGGAGCAAATCGCGGACCTGGTGGGGATGGGGCAGGAAAGCCGCCAAGTAATGGACGCGTTCGGAATCGAAGCACCCGCCGTCCTAAATAACTATGCCCTTCAACTTGAAGGGATGCTGGATAGTGCTGTTTCTTGGGGCAACCAAGCTACTGCTACCCTGCATGGTTATGCCAACTTTGCAGTTAATGAGCACCAGGAAAACCTGGCGTATAACGAGATTCTGACCAACCCCGATACCCTTAGCGATTACACGCTGCGGTTCTTCGGTCCCGAAGGTCCTTATCCTGTGTACGAAAACACTGCAGAACTTGAGCGCCCCGGTTATCCGACTCGTCCCGCTATGGCTAACATCGGCAACTTCCCCGCTCCTCCCTCTGCTGATGCTCCCCAACAACCCGAAAACTTCTGGGGTGGTTTCAACGAAATCATGGCGCGTGACCCCCAGAATGCCTGGCGCGTTCTAAATCAAGCTCAACCTCAAGTTGTCGCAAACAAATTGTTTGTGATGGAGTGATTGAGTAAATAGTTCTAACAGTTAATAGTTAAAATTATTAACTGTTAGAATTTCTAATAGATAAGGCAAAGGCCTCATCTTTCACCTGACAGCAAACTACACTGGAGGATAATCAAAAGTGTTTCTTGATAGCTAGTTCAGATCCTGGTAAAAAGTTATTTTTTATCTGAACGCTCACGTTGTCACCTTATTGAGCAATCAATAAGTGCAAACCGGATGAATTCAGGGAAACCCTAACGTAAAGACGAGGGCAATCCTGAGCCAAGCCAATCAAGCCCGTGATTGGAAGGTGCAGAGACTACTGGGGGCAGTACGAACTTACTGCGTAATACCAGATTTAGCGTCCGGCATCCCTCAGGGATGAAGAGATAGTCCACCCCTCTAAGAAACTAGAGACCAGGAGAACGATTTCCCTAAGATTCTTGGTGCGGAACTCTATCGTCCCCACCCTGCATACATCGCGGAAATGGCAGTTGAACCCGTGGTTGTCCACGACTTCACTCGCCAGCCCGGCCAAACCGTTCAGCTAGACCGCTACAAGTTCTGGGGTACCCCTGGTACCAAGGACAGCCGTGAGCGTATTGCCGACCAAACTATCGGTACCGCTAACAGCCGCAACATCACCAAAGAAAAGGTGCTTGTTGTTCTTAAAGAGTTGACATCCGTCATTGCCAACGCTTTTGTTGGTACTTCGGTAAGCTCCTTCGCAGCGTAATCTGCGTCGAAAACGGGGTGAATTGCTGGAAGCCCTCCGACCATTATTTCTCTTTAGAGCTATACTGGTAGGGTAATCAGCAGCCAAGCCACTTAGAAATAAGTGGAAGGTTCAACGACTAACGCTGTCGACCCCATGATGAACCTTGAAAGCCAAAGATTTTTAATTGGGTGCACCATTGGAGATGGGTGCCTTTCCAAGGATAAACGCCATGGATCGGTAACTTTACATATCCAAAGAAAACAAGCGCATCTGGAATATGCAAAGTGGCAACTTCAAAAGTTAAATTTGCTTTTGAATACAAACGCTTCTTTAAAGCATTTTTTAGATAAAGGAAAATATCCTGCAATTCGCTTTGGTGTAACCAATAAAAAATTACTGACTCCCTTGTACGATCTTCTTTATCCTCAGGGTAAAAAACTTCTTACACCTAAAGTTCTCGAAGGTCTTGGACTTCAAGAGCTTGCACTCTTTTGGATGGATGACGGATCTCTTGAGGTTCGCAAAAGAAAGAGGCCAACGGGGACAATAAAAATTGAAAGGTCAGCTTGGCTAGCAGTATGTGAAAATGAAGAAACAGTTTCAAATGTTGGAAACTGGATTCAAGATTTAACAACTGCACGTTACACAACAGTTCGTCATGTATCAGGGAACTACTACTTGAGATGGCATTCTCTTCAATGTAAAACGTTGATTGAGAAGCTTCATCCTTTTATTCTTCCTTGTTTAAGGTATAAAGTCGACCTCAGCCGTACAGGAACAGTTTCTGAATGGTTGAGCGAGTCCAAACTTCCTTCCCAGGAAATGGACGATAAGGCGACACGAGTGCCCCGCACCCAACTCAACAAAATAGTTGAAGGGTGATGATATAGTCTGAGCTGCATCAATGGTAAAGATGCAGAACCAGGGAATAAAGAGTCCCTGGGATAACAACACTGATACCGGTCCTGCAGACCCCGGCGATCCGACCCAGCCTTCAACCTTTAAGATTGCCCGTGAGACTCTGATCACTGCCCAGCGCATGCTGCTGGACACTGGCAACCTCAACATGTTCCACCAGTCCATCGGTAGCCTGACGCTGCTTGATGACTATCGTCGTTGGCGCGACCGCGTCTTCATTGACGAACTGGCCAAAGCCGAAGCCAATGGCCAAGCTTCAACCAGCCAAGGCGGTTACTACTTTGCTGGCAATAAGGCCAAAGATTCCTCCGGTCGTATCTCCTACACCTCTACTGAGTACACCGCTGAGCTCCAGCAGTTCCAGGTGCGTACCGACCTGCTGAACGTTGTCAAGGATCTGCGTAAGCGCAACGTGCCGACCTATTCCGATGGTCTGTATCGTTGCATTTGCGATCCCACCTTCATGATGCACCTGCGTCGTGATCCTGACTTCCGTGAGATCGCTCGCTACGCTGGCAACCCCGGTCAGGGGATGTATATGGGCAACCCCGGTATGCCCAACAACGCCAGCTTCTACATGGGTCCCCAAGCCGGCCAAGGTTATTTCCTTGCTGGTGAACCCGTCATGCCTACTGGCGTGCAGTTTGAAGGCGTTAAGTTCTTTGAGTCGACCAACTTCCCGACCAAGACTATTAGCACCTCCTTCGACGGTGGCTCTAACTATACTTCCCAAGAAGCAGCCCAAGGTTACTTCTTTGGTCCTCAAGCTGTTGGCGTCGGTATCGGCGGCCCTAACGCTCAGGTGCTCATCAACAACAACGATGACTTCAGCCGTTTCATTATTCTGATTTGGCAACTGTACGCTGGTTTTGAAATCCTTAACAAGGACTTTATCACCACTGCTTACAGCTTTGTTTCTGACGACGGCAACATCTGATAACCTATAACTCATTCTCACAGGAGAAATAAATGACCTACTTGACCGCTAAAAAGATCTATCCAGGTAACTGGAACAACCCGCTCAACGGCTGGTATAAGAACATTGACGCCAACCCCGTCGATGGTACCAATGATGCCTCCAAGGGCGGCCCCACCTCTGTGTTGGCTATCCCTGGTTACCGCTACTTCCAGCAACGCGGCTACGTCCCCGTGACCTGGGCCTCTGGTAACGCTACCGCCAGCGGCGCTTACATGAGCGTGATCGTTCCTTCGCCTTACCGCCAGGATGACACCCGTACCGACATCACCGGCATGGTGATCTCCGGTAGCTCCACTCAGCCTGCTTACGTGTATCGCGCAGCGATCTCCGTGGCTTCCGGCTGGGGTGATGGCCGTGTTGCATCTGGTGTGTACGCTTCTACCGGCAACATTATCTCCTTTGGTCGTAACACTGGTACTGCGGCTGCTGCCACTGGCGTTGCCTTCTCTGGTGTTGCTGAAGGCGCCATCCAAGCCAACATGACCTCCACGGTCTCTGGTGATGCTTCCACCAAGATTTACTTTGCTGGCGGTACGCAAGGCTTTGGTACCAACCCCTTCATCACTAGCACGGGCACTCCTGCTATCTCTGGTGTTGGCTCAGGTACTGTTTGCTACTATTCTGCTACTGCTGCTACCACTCTTGGTGTGTTTGCAAAGGGCGCCGCAAATGATACTTCCACTTCTGGTGGTGTATACATTTCTGACGCTGACGTTGCTGCAGGCCGTACTGGCTACCTGGTTGTCGAAGTGTGCTACATCCGTCCGGACGACGCTCCTGGCTACGAAGACATCGACGGCTACCTGACTGGCCGTACTGTTAGCAATGCTTGATCAGCCACATAAGTAGCTGATTAGGTTAAAGTGGATACCAGACACCCTCTGGTATCCATGCTTTACCAACACAAAAAGAATGGCGCTCGCGTCAAGATTGTAAGTGAGTTTGATAATGGCGACTGGTATATGGTCGAAGATCAAGATGGTCGCCTTTATACCGCTTACAAGGGAGAGCTTTTACCTGATGAAGAAGCAACCAAAAAGGTTAAGACTCTTCAGGTAAAAGACAAGGCATCCCTCGAAGAACCACGCAAGTTTCCTCCTGATACCCGCCTTAATGTCAACAGTGCTACGGCACAAATGATTGCGGATCATATCAAGGGGATAGGCCTTAAGACTGCTCGGGAAATTAAAGACTTGCAGATGAGCCTGTCAGGCGAAAGGTTTAATAACCTGGAGCAGTTGAAGCAAGTGAAGCGTGTAGATTGGGATTCTGTATTTGCCGCCAATCTGGTAAGAGTATGATTCACATTTAATCCCGTCTATTTTGACGGGATTTTTTTGTCTTAAAATAAAAGTATTGATCTAGTGATATGGCAGTTAAATTTGATTTAGGAGATGTAGGACAAAGCGGTACTGCCACTGGTCCTCACGCACATCTATACGTAAAAGATCTAGCGACTGGGCAATACCTGGATCCACGCACAATTCGTAGTCCGCTGCTTGGCTTGCGTGTAGGGCAGCAGGAAATTCCTGCATTTGTTAAAGATGCAAGCGGCAAAATTGTAGTTAACCCTCAATCCGGTATTACGGTAACCTCAGAGTTTGGTGCGCGTGTTGCACCTACAGCAGGCGCAAGTTCTTTTCACCAGGGGGAAGATTTAGCGTTGCCGGCTGCAACCAAACTCTCCTATCAAGGCGCTGGTACATACACGCCTAAACCTGGTAGTGCGGGATTTGGTAACTTAGGCACGTTTGTTACAGGTGACAATAAATATGAGTTGGGTTTTGGGCATATGTCTAGATTAGGTTCACCAGCATCAATAGCATCTTCTCAAGGAACTACAACTACTCAACCACCTACTTATGACCAATCACAACAACGTACAAATGATATCCTGGAGGCATTTATGAAAGGCACTCAGTATGCAGCTGCACAACAACAACCAGTGGAACAAAAAACTCCACAAGATTTTCTAAGGGCACAACTTCTTTCTGGTCTTCTGGGCGGCGGTACCAATATGTTGCAGGGAGTTACGGATGCTACTGGACTTCCGGATGAATATACCAAAGCCATCTGGGGTTGAGTTTTAAGCTCTTATAATTGAAAAATAACGTATTAAGTTAGTGCAATTAGCCGAGTACGATAAAAGCAGGGTCCGGTATCATCTCGGATACTTTACGGTTTCAGTACCGGCAGGTGACTATGCACGCCTGGAAGAAGCTCTGAATACAATTCCGGACTCATACTTTTACGATAAGTTGATTATTCAACTTGGTCGTTGTGATACGGCTGAAAAGAAAACTGAAGTTGCTTCTAATCCCAGCACTCGCCTGGAAAGCATCCTTGGTGACGTGGATCGTACGATTCGCTCAAGCAATGCTGCAGAAGCGCTCAAGGTTTGGAATCAGATTTATCTCTATGAGACAAATCGTCTAGCAGGTATTCTTTTTGTACCTAACTACAAAGACGAATTCCAAGCTCGGTACCGCTACGAACGCTCAGGTGCTGAGTTTATTCAAGCGTTGCCAGGTCCTGCTGATGTTTCCGTGGGCACACGAATTTTTCTTCACGAAGGCTATCGGTAACCCTCAACTCGTGTGTGCTAAGATTTTCATACACGCATCAAACCTTAAGTGGTCGCTCCAATACCCCTTCCTGACATTGAAGAAATAAAAAAGTATTATCAATATTGCCCCGAAACGGGGCAACTGTTTTTAGTGAAAGCCAGGTGCAATGCGGATTCACAAAAAGTTGGAAAGCCTATTGGGTCTCTTGGTGGACCAGCTAGAAGAAAAACTTGGGTGGTAAAACATAAAGGCAAAAGTTATTATATTAGCCGAATTGCTTGGCTTTTAATGACAAATACAGATCCTGGCCCTTTATTGATAGACCACAAAAATAGAAACCCACAAGACAATAGATGGAACAATTTACGCGTAGCAAATGAAACCGAAAATAATTACAATAAAATTTTTGTTGGTTATTCCAAAAGAAATGACAATGGTCTTTACCGAGTACGTATTACATTAAATAAAAAAAGAATAACCATTGGTAATTTTAAAACTGAAAAAGAAGCGAAAAAAGTAGCATTAAAAGCTCAAAGCGTTTTTTACCGAGAATTTGCCTGTCTTGATTTAGAATAAAAAATAAATGTCTACCGCTGTTGGTTCACGTATCTATCTTCATGAGGCTTATCGGTAATGGCTGATTTACTTTCTAACATTAAAAATGCAGCCTGGCTAGCAAGCAGAAAAGCTTCGGCAGCTAACATCACAAACATTGGTGGAATTGGAAGTTTAACAGGAAAAATAAACTTTTTAACTGAAGCGGCAGCGTTGCCAAGTGCAGCGGCAGAAGCTTGGAATGGAGTACAGGGATTGTATGAGACTGGTGAAGGCATTTTAAAAAGACGCCCCTTAATTGAGACGGCACGTCGTTCAAATACTCCTGGCTATCAACCAACGGGGCCAATTGGAATCGGAAGCATTCCACCTAAAGATAAAACTGGTGAATCTTACCGCGACCAAGAGCTTCGTCTTTCTGCAGCAGCTCGTGCCGCCGGTGGACCTAGTGCTGGTGGTGGCATTGGTGGTGGAAACATGGCAAGCTATGTCCCCAA